CACCAGTACGTTCCCGGCGACATCGTGGACGGGTTCCCGGATCGCTTCGACAAGTCGATGCGGTTCCTGTCCACGGGGTACGTCGAGGAGCGCGTCGTTGCGGAGAAGGCCACCGCGCCCCGCAAGAAGTCTCAACCTAAGGTTGAGGTTGAGGCAGCGGTGGAGGACTACGTCAAGGAGGGGTAATGGGCTGGAGCTACTCCGGCGACCCGGCTGACGGGGGCGTCGACGAGATCCGCTTCCTCGTGCAGGACACGGACGTCAACGACCAGCTGATCACCGACGAGGAGATCGAGTACCTCATCGGTAGGTGGAACCCGGTCTACGGGTCGGCGCTCATGACGGCTGCCATGGTGGCCGAGGCCATTGCCGCCAAGTTCACCCGCGAGGTGTCCTACAGCGCCGATGGCGTGTCGGTGGGCGTCCAGGAGCTCCAGTCCAAGTTCGACGCCCTGGCGATCTCCCTGAGGGACCAGTACAGGCAGTTCGACATCGGCAGCGGACCGGACGTCGGCGGGGTCATGTGGAGCGACGCCCCCGATCCCCGAATCAAGCCCACGATGTGGTCCATCGGGATGCACGACAACCTCCGCGCCGGGCAGCAGGAGCTGGATCAGCCCTACCCGCCCGCGGTGCCCGAAATCGGCGGGTCGTACCCCTGATGCCGAGTACCAGTTCGAGTGCGACATCGTCATCACGCGTCAGGACCACAACGCCACGACGTTCAACGAGACGACCGGCATCTACTACCCGGTGATGTTCGAGGTCTACCGGGGCAAGGCCCGCATCTGGGAGCTCGACCAGGCTGGATTCCTGACCGTGGGCGAGGCCTCCTACCCCCTGCGGGCGACGTACTGCTCCATTCCGTGGGACCACAGCCCTGTCCCCCACAACGACGACACCATCGAGGTCATCACGGCACCGGACGACACCGACCTCCCCGGGCGCACCTTCCGCGTCATGGCAGTGGACGGCGGAGGCCAGATGAGGGCCACCCGGCGTCTGCACATCACCGGCATCGTCGAGAATGCGCACTTCGATGGCTAGCGCAGCGTCTGCCAATCTGGCCGCCCTCGCGGCGGACCTCTCCGCTGCCTCGGGTCAGCCGATGATGCACAGCGCCCAGCAGATCATCCAGCAGTCGGCCCAGAGGGTCCAGAGCGAGGCCCAGACCCGCGCTCCGGTCCGCAGCGGGCGCCTGCGCAACTCCATCTCCATCCGCTACAACGGCCCCCTGAGCGCCACCATCGGCCCCCAGGTCCCCTACGCGGCATACCAGGAGTTCGGCACCGGGAGCCGGGGAGAGTTCCCCGGGGCTCCCTACGAGATCAAGCCCCGCAACCCCCAAGGGACGCTGGTCTTCAAGGTGCAGGGGAAGACCGTCTTCGCCAAGGTCGTCCGGCATCCGGGCATCAAGGCCCGCCCCTTCATGCGACCCGCCTTCGCTGCTGCTCTGGGGCAGGACCTCGTCCAGAGGCTCCTCGACGCGGGGATGGCCGCCATCACGAGAGGCCCCAACGCATGATCGAGCGCAGGCTCCTGTCGGCCGCCGTCCTCCAGGCGTTGCAGTCCCAGGGGATCGTCGCCGCGCTGGCCCACGCCCCTGACGGGGGCGGCTGGGACGGCCAGCCCAACAAGGACGGGTCCAACTTCATCCCGTACACCGTGGTGACCCCCAATACGGCCACCTCGGCCACAGGGCCGGTCTCGGACCCCCTTGGCGACCGCCAGCTGCCCTACTCCTTCGCCTCATTCGGGGTGGCCGCAGAGCAGTGCGAGTGGATGGCGGACAAGTCCCGGGCAGCGGCCGGGGCCATGAAGAAGACCGTGGTCCACCTGGGGGACCGCGACTACCGGATCCAGCAGGCCCGCGCCGACGTCATCGGGGGAATCGTGCGCGTGGACCAGACGGAACCGCCCTACTTCGGCCAGATGGACATCGTGACCTTCTGGCTGACCCCGGTCTGATTGACGGGGATGCAATGATCAAACAAGCACCGACAACACAGGAGGACCCGACATGGGCCGTGTAATCCCCAACGAGCAGACGTGGGTGGGCTTCGTAGACACCATCGCGTCGAACACGCTTGCACCCACGGCTGCGGAGGTCGCCGGTGCAACTGACCTGACCCCGTTCCTGATGAGCCTCACCGCCTCGGCGCAGGGCAACCAGGTGCCGACCCCGAGCTTCGACTCGCTCTTCGAGACGAGCATCGTCGGCACCTCGCAGGCGACCTTCTCGGCGGACTTCTACCGCGATGACGCGGCGGACACCGCCTGGGAGACCCTCGCCCGTGGCACCAAGGGCTACTTCGTCATCTCCCGTTTCGGCGGCTCGGGCACCGACCAGATGCCCATCGCAGCCGATATCGTTGAGGTGTGGCCCACCGAGATCGTCTCCCGCACCGCTGCGAACATGCAGAACAATGCGGTCCAGACCTTCACGATCAACGCCGCTGTGAACACCCCGCCCGCAGAGGGCATCGCCGTCCTCTCGTAAGCACTAAGGAGACCTGAATGCCCACTCAGGAAACCGACGAGACGTCCGAGGCCGTGGAGTCCGCTCCCGCTCCTCGGGCGGCCCGTCGTCCCGTCGCCCTCGCCAACCGGGCCACGCTCAAGAAGCTCATGAGCAAGAAGCCCCGGGAGAAGGAAGTCACGCTCAACTTCCCGGGCGAGGACGAGCCGCTCACCTTCCTGTTCCGCTCCATCGGTGCGAACGAGTGGGATGCCCTGGTCAAGCAGCATCCCCCGACCTCGTCGCAGCGTGCTGACGGCCAGCCGTTCAACACGGACAGCTTCCCGCCAGCCCTGCTGTCTCGGGTCTGCGCCGAGCCGGATATCTCCGAAGAGGACTGGAACGAGATCTGGAACTCCCCGGACTGGAACCGCGGGGAGATCTCCGACCTCTACGGTGAGGCCGTCACCCTCTGCACGACGGGCTTCGATGTCCCTTTCAGAGGGAGCGTCTGAGGTACGACGCTCAGCTCTTCATGGAGATGTCCTACTGCTACGACCAGGGCATCCCGCATTCGGAGTTCCTCGACTGGGAGCCTGAGGACCGGGCCAAGACGCTCGCGTTCATGATGGAGAAGTCCAGCCGGTGTGACATGTGCGGCACGGCAGAATGGGAGTGGGACGCCGACAGGCGTGCCTACGAGCCAGTAGAGAAGTTCTGCATGGGCTGCTACCTGAAGCACATGGCTGGAGAGGAGGCCGGTTCGATGCCCGGCACCACTATCACCATGGAGCCTTCCCGCAGCCGCAAGTCCGCAGAGCGTCATGCGCGGATGAGGCGGGAGGCTATGCGTGGCCGACGAGACTCGTAACGCAGAGGTACAGCTCACAGCCGACATCTCGGGCTACACCCAGCCCATGGGTCAGGCGACCCAGCAGACCAACAAGCTGACCGACTCGGTCAACAAGCTCGCCTCGTCCCTGGACGGGATCACCAAGCGCGCGGGCAAGAAGCTCATGCTCTTCGCCGCTGGCGACGCTGCTGCCATGGCTGCGTACACGGCTGCCGCTGCCAAGTACGAGAAGCAGCTGACCACCCTGCGCGCGCAGACGACCATCGCCAACAAGGACATCTCGCTCTACAAGAAGGGCATGGAGGACATCGCCCGCCAGCTGCCCATCACGGGCGCTGCGGTAGCCGAGCTGGTGACCCAGATCAGCAAGATGGGCGTCACCAGCGAGCGCCAGGCAGTCCAGATGGCCCGGACGTTCACCCAACTGGCGGCTGCCACGGGCGAGGACATTGGAAGCCTCACTCAGGGGCTCATCGAGCTGTCCCGCCAGATGGGCACCCTCGGTAATGGTGCGCAGGGCATCCAGAACTTCGCCGACTCCCTGACCACCGTCTCCACCACAGCAGGCGTCAGCGCCACCGCTGTCCTCAACTTCGCCCAGGCCATCGCCCCCATGGCCCGCGCTGCGGGGATCGGCCAGAAGGAGGTCATCGGCATCTCCACGGCCTTCACCAAGGCCGGTGCGGACGGCTTTGCCGCAGCCAACACGTTCAACACGATGGTCACCGACATCACCCGCAGCGTGATGTCCGGGTCCCCGGAGATCGGCAAGTACTCCAGCACTATCGGGGCGACCATCGACCAGTTCAAGGCGATGGACCCTGTCGAGCGTGTCGTCCGTCTGTTCGAGGCGGTCAACAAGGCAGGCCCGGACTCCGTCAAGCTTCTCGACCGGCTCGGCTACGACGGTATCCGCGCTGCCAAGAGCATCCAGGCTGTTGCCAACGAGTCCGGAGGCCTGCGCAAGGCCATCCAGGAGTCAGTGGGCGCCTACGGCAACGGGAAGACGGCTGCGGGAGCCGAGGCGGCCTTCGGGTCGCTGGAATCCGCCATGACCCGCTTCCGCAACAATCTCGAGCAGATCGCTGCCACGCTCGGCACGACCCTGCTGCCCATCGCCACAGCGTTCATGAACGTCCTCAACAAGGGCCTTGAAACCGTCAACAGGATCGCCGGTCCGCTGCTGGTGGTCGCCGGAGCCATCGGCGGCATCCTCGCTCCTCTGGCAGCTGCCTTCGGCGGGCTGATGACCATGATGGGTCCGCTGAGCAGTCTCATGATCGCCATGACCTTGTTCCGCCTCTCCCCCATGCGGGCGATGTTCCAGGGCATCAAGGAAGGCGCAGCCCAGAATCTCGCTGCGCGAGCAGGCACTCCTTACGTGGCCAGCACGAGCATGGGCCAGCGTCTGGCCGCCGGGGAGAAGGTCCCTGCGTTCCGCACGGTCCCCTACAACGCGGGTCTGCGCGCGGGATCCATGATCCAGCCGTCCAGCACTCAGGTTCTGGCTGCGCGAGGAGCCACTGGAGTGGGCGCCCTCGCTCCCGGCGCTTACGGGCCTCGGATGCCAACGGCTGCCGACGTCCCGAACAGGGTAGGCCAAGTCGCGCTGCGCAGCGGTATCGCTGCCTCAAACGCCGTCAATACGTGGTATCTGACGCCAACCAAGCAGCTCATCACCAACGCTGGCATGGCCGACTCCATGAATCGCGTGTCCTACCTTGGCAACGCCAGCGAAGCGGGGCTCCAAAAAGTTGGAGCGCTTAAGGCTGCGTGGTCCGATCCTCGCGGGTTCCTTGCCGCGTGGAAAGATCGAGGCGCTACTTCTTCTCCTCTTCCGCAGCCAAGTGCGCCCCTTCAGACTCCTGGGCAAGCCATGGCTGCCGCCCTCAGAAACGGAGCTACACCGGGAGAGGCGCTTGCAGCCGCAAACGCGGCAAAGGCGCTCCAGAATGTCGCTACTTCGGTAGCTCCGGTAGCAGCAGCAGAGGCCGAAAAGGTTGCAGCAACGAAACTGACCACTGTAGGACTCAAGGACTTGGCCAAGTCTCTTGCTGCCACAGGAAAGGCAGCGGCAGGGCTTCCTGTCGCCTACGCGAAGATGGGCGCGCAGGTAGCCGTGCAGGGCGCTGCCATGGCAGGCAAGAACGTCCTAAGCATGGTCGGCGGACTCGTCGGCGGCGGCGCTGTGACCGGTGGCGTAATCGTCGGCGGACTCGCTGCTGGTTTAGCAGCCAAGTCTGCCATGGACTCGACGAAGAGCACCTACGACAACTCTCGGAACATTGCCGCTACAAACGAAGCGCTGGGTATTGCAACCGAGCCGCTGCATAACTTCTCCAGTGCTGTGATAGCGGCAACAGACGCATTGCGTGATCTTTCTTCCGCAAAAAAGGGGTTTGATCTCACTTCCGCAGAGCGCTCAGGAGCGCTTTCTGGTGATTTCACAGACAGAACATTTGCAAGTCTCAAGAATGTAGATGAGGTAAAAGCCTACGTTCAGTCTCTCGGTGAGCTTTCTGGAGAGCAGGCGCGCTCGGTTGGAAAGGACGCATTCAAGGCTCTTGGAGGTAACTACGCAGTCTATCTAGAAGCCATGAACGGCATGGGGTACACAAAGGCGGATAACACAGGAATCCAAAAGGCTCTTCTCGCTGGCGCATCAGAATCCCAGCAAAACGCGTGGCACAACGTCCTATTCAGCGCACTAGACAACGTTTTTAACCCTCTTGGTGTGCAGAACGGTATAAACGCGTCTCCGTGGGCAGCTGGCGAAACGCACGATCAAGTAAATGCTGCTGTTGCGGCAATGCTTGGCGAAGCAAACGACAACGCTACAAGATACGGAGACAAAGCTGGCGGACAGACTCTTGCTGCGCGCCTCATGGAGGCAGGCGACACGGTCTTCTCCAACAAGGACGCTGTTACCCAGCAGACGTGGCTGTCCGCTGTTGAAAAGTCGCTTCTTGGAGACGGCCAAGAGCTAGGAGTCAAGAAAACCGCCAACGGGACTATGTCTTTGGCAGGTGTCGAGCTGCTAGACGGTGCGTCCTTCATGAAGGCGTTGGAGGAAGCCGCAAAGCGAGACGAAGGAAGCCCTGCTGCTGGGTTGTACGGACAGCTGTTCGGAGCAAATACAACGAGTACTGCTGCTGCCAATGACGCCATTTTGAAGGCACTTAGCAGCGGAACTCTCAGTCCTGTCGAAGCGAAAATGCAATCGACTGATCTCGGCAAGTACGCGCGCACCAACAAAGACATACTCAACGCTACCGAGGGAGGCGGGATCGGCGATCCTGTCGCGCTCGACAAGGCGATGAGCAACATGCTCAACTACGTCACGAAGAACGGAACGGCATACGGCGATACGACAAAGTCGCTCCAGTCCTTCAAGAAGAACATCGACGACACATCCAGCTACACCTACACGCTCGCCCAGTCGGTGCAGGTGGCAGCCGAGCGCATGGGTGGGATCAACGCCCGGCGCGAGGGAGGGATGCTCGGGCAGCTCGGGTACCAGATCAAGACTGTCGGGGAGAAGATCGACAACCCCGACCAGCGCCTTCCCGGTGAGTCCACCGACTCGCTGCGCCAGCAGATGGAGGGATACGAGCAGGAGGTCATCAACAAGAAGATCGAGGCCTACCAGACGATCCGCAACTACAACATCTCTTTCGCCCGGCAGGAGAAGTCGTTCGAGATCCAGATGGTCCAGTCCCGCCAGGACTTCCACCGCCAAATGGTCTACAACGAGGAAGACTTCGCCCGGAACATGAGGCGAGCGGCAAACGACGCGGCCAAGAGCATCTACGATCCGATGCAGCGCGTGTTCAACGGCAACACCATGTCAATGGACCAGTTCCTCTACAACCAGAAGGACCAGAACAAGAAGATCCAGCAGCAGCTCAAGGACGTCGCTGCGCTGAAGAAGATGGGCGTCTCGCAGGCCGCCATCGACACCTACGGGCTGGACGACGCGCAGAACTACGCCTTGGTGCGCCGCTGGGTGGACCAGGGTCTTGGCAAGGGCCAGATCAAGGACCTCAACAAGGTGACCACGACAAGGCGCGAGGGCGCAGCTGCCAACATGGAGTTGCAGGACAGCACGCGCAACGCCCGCGAGGACCAGGCGCGCAATACGGGACGCCAGTACGACCAGTTCACGCTCAACATGGACCGCTCTCGCAAGGCCATGCAGCGTTCCCAGCGTCAGGCGCTGTGGGACCTCAACCAGTACGGCAAGGACCTCATGCTGTCCGAGAAGGACATCGACTCCCTCCTCCAAGAGCAGGTCAATACCGCTCTCGGAACGGCTCGGACCATCGTCCGAGGGAGCATCAACGAGGACGTCATCTACATCGGGGACAAGCTCAAGGAGCTGACCGACCTTGTCGCCGCCGCGAAGGTTGCAAATCCCACGACAACAACCCCGCCCAAGCCGATTCCCGAGCCTCCAGAAAGCGACGGAACTACTCCAACCGGCGCAGGTACCGACAATCAAGCTGCTACTGGGCTGACTACCGGAACAGCCGACTCCATGACGTCTTTGAACCAGGACAAGTACGCAAGGAGCCAGTCTGGCTCGTACACGGTCTACAAGCTTGCCTCAGGCAAATACGCTGCGAAGACCTCCTACGGGAAGATCGTCGAAGTTCCTGATGGGTTCATCGGTGACGGGTTCAACCGAGATTCCTGGTGGACGGCCAACGTCGTCATGAAGAATCTCGGTCTGGCTACTGGCGGTATCGCCAAGAAGCCCACGTGGCGCGTTTTCGGCGAAGCAGGCCCGGAGGCCGTCCTCCCACTGCGCGGTGTCGAGGGTCACGCTGCGATGTCGGAGATCGCCCACCAGATCACCATGAACATGGCCAAGGGGTACAGCACCTCGGGTCACAACACCCCAACGGTGTACCGGGGAGCAAACCTCGTGATCAACAACCACACGGAGTTCCGCGACATCCAGGTGGTGGCGCAGGATCCCAACGAAATGGCCCGCAAGCTCAAGGAGAAGGCCCGTCTGGAGAACCTCCGAAGGGGCTCCAACGCCAGCATTAGCGCATAAGGTACATTTCGGGCACAGTAGCCACAAAAAAATAGACCGAGCGGAGGGGCCAGGACCGAAGTCCTGGCCCCTCAGTGACGCTAGAGGTCGAAGCCTGCCAGCGCCTTGCGCATGTCGTACTCCCACCCGGTGATGAACCCCCACAGCCACGTCTGCGTGAGCGGCCCGTTCAGCGAGTCGGGCCGGAAGTAGGCCACCAAGGCCGCCTCGACGACGGAGAGGACCTCTGCGACGACCCGCAGGGAATCCATGTCCACGCCGCCCATGATGTCCTTCATGGCCTCCATGGAGTCCTCGTCGTAGGGCATCTTCCCTTCCTCTTGATCGCGGTACTTGTCCACGAGGTGGTTGGGGTTGACCCCGCGGTTGGTCTGCACCCCGTAGCCGAACCCCTTGGCGAACGATCCCTGGAGGATCAGCAGGAGTCCCTGAGTGCCGTCCTTGCTCTCATCGGGAACCGAGTTGTCCGGGTCGAGGAAGGCAAGGGTGAGGTGCTCGATCTCCTTGTGCACGAGCGGGGAGAGGATGTTGTAGGGAATGGACGTCTTCCTCCGCAGGGTGGAGTCGACCGCCTCGTCCCGCATGGAGGACAGGATCGTGTCCACCAGCGAGTCGCGCAGGACGTGATAGTCGGGCTCGTCCATGTAGAGCCTGTTGTAGTCGTTCTCCCTCTGAAGCCTCTCTACTTCGTAGAACGCATCGAGGATGTTGCTGTACTCGGCCATGCTCCCTCTTTTCGGTTGGTTAGCAGATCTCGAATCCACCGCAGTCCAGGAGGAAGTCCCGGAACTTGGTGATGTTGTCCACGTCGATGCTGTAGTTGCACTGCCAGTCCTGGACCTTGCCGAAACCGTGGCAGGCGTTGCACTGGAAGTCGGGTTCTGGTCTCCCGATCTCCTTGCCGTCGTGGCGTGTTCCCGTGCCTTCGCAGTACTTGCACTCCAGCAGGGGTAGTTCGTCCAGCCACTTCTGGCGCAGCTCGACGTACTGCTGGGCTCTGCCGTCGTCTATCCACGTCGTTATCGCTTCGGCGAGGCGAACGGAGTCCTCATCGGACAGCCCGTCCCCGTCGTTGCTGTGGCCGTGGGCGACCTTGTCCGTCAGCCTTGGAGCCACCTCGCAGCAGAAGGTCCACAGCGGGTGCCACCACCAGACGTTGTTCCGGAAGTACTCGCCCGTGTCTGTGCGCGGGCTCTTGCCGTAGACGTCCATTCCCATGGCTACCCCTTCCTCTTCTTGTGGCTGCGAAGGAAGCAGCCGCAGTCCCAGCGTCTGCCCTCGTACTCGATGAACGGCTTGCAGCTGTCGTGGAAGCCGTCTATGCACCAGCCGCACGACTGCGGCTCACTTGTCTTCTTCGCCATCGCGTGTCCAGTCGTAGAAGGTCACTTGACGTCTCCCGGCTCGATAAGCAAGTAGCCGGGACCGTTGCACTCTGGGTCCTGAGTAGGGATGAAGAAAGACCCGTCGTCCATGAAGCAGACGATAGGAACATCTGTGCCCGAGTACCATGCGAACTGCTCCTCCTCCTCCTTGGTCAGCTGCCGCACTTCCACGATGGTCCGTCCGACAAGGGGCTTTGCGAACTCCTCCTTGACGTATTCGGTGTAGTCGAAATCCATCATGCGTTGCTCCTTGTCATCAAGTAGGTCTCGTAGGACTCCTTGTAGTACCACTTCTCGTAGGCCTCCACGTAGTCCGGGAAGCCCTTGCGCAGCGCATCGCGGTGCTCTACATCGCAATGGGCTATCAGCCTCAGGAGCTTGGCGCCGAACCAGTCTCCGTTGCCGTTCAGAATCCACTCGACGTTCTCCTGGTCGAACTTGCTCATCTCAAGCAATGTCTGCTCCTTGGGGGTTGGAACGTGCGTCCTCCATGAGGGAGAGGAAGACCGACTCAGGCATCATGTTCTCGAAGTCCGACACTGCGACATCGAGGAAGAACACCTCAGGCGTCTCCTTGCCGGTCACCTTGCAGTAGACCCGGCATCGGTGGTGGTCCGGCCAGCGCGGCTCCTTGGAGGGGCCGAACGAGGCTCGGTGGTAGGGAAGCATCACTTCGACCATATTGACCCCATCGGCGTCGATGGTCGTCCACAGCAGCTCGGTTGCCGCCTGCCTGTTGAAGTCGTGCTTCTCAGCCTGCCGACAGAGCGTCAGCAGGGTGGTGGCGTTGCATATGCGTGTTTCCATCTGTCTCCGATCCGAAAACGAAGAGGCCCCCTGACGGTCAGGGGGCCTCTTCTGTGGGCGATTCTGTGTTGCTCGTTACGTGCCTGGGCACCACGTTCCATGCCACATCCGGAGTCCCCCATGCCTGTAGACATGGAGGTATGCGGCATCCTGCACCCAAGCAGGCGCATCCTTCGCCTCGTCATATGAGCGGGCGACGAACTCGCCGTTGACTTTCACCCATTCCTTCAGCCCATCCCAAGTTGAGTTCAACCACTGCCCAGCCCCGCTCGCGGTGCTGACAGGATTTTCCCCGGTATAGGACATGGATTCATGCCTGCGAATGCACAACCAGATCATTCGCACGTTGTGCGGGACACCTTCCCACACCTCTCGGACATTGGAATCCTGATAGCGACCGATCAGACCTCGGTTGGGCCTGGTAGCTGCCCATTCTCGGTCCTCTGAATCACTAGCGGGCATCGTCATGGCTGCTGTCAGTAACAGAGTTTCCAGCACATACTCGTCCTTTCTTGCGACTACATCATGAGACGGGCTTTCGCTCGTCTCGGTGCCCCGTAGGGCGGGCAGGGGGATGTACCCCGTACCTCTCGTCTGACGGATGCCACTTGCCGTTCCGCCAGACACTCGTGGGGAAGAACGAGTCGATCTCGTGGATCAGACCGTCACATTGCTTCCGCAGGAGGATGCGTGCGTTGCGCTCCTCCTCGAACTTCTTGCGCCAGTGATAGGCCTGCTTCGATCCCGTGTCCCTGCCGCTCCAATAGCAGACGAAACCGACCGAGAGAACGACCAGTGCGGTTACAAGGAACCAGCCGACGAACTCCACTAACCCTCCAGGTACTCGCTGATGTCCCTTCGTGGGAGGCCGCTAACCAGTCTCTCAAACTCCCAGTCAGGCGTGTTGTCACTCTTTCTGGAGTCGAGGACTTCCTGCTTCCCCCACTCCCAGCCGTCCACAGGCGTCCACTTGTAGGACTGGACGACCGTCACCGATCCCTCCTTGCAGATCAGCGATACGTTGCACGCCTCCATGACGCGCAGATCGCCCAGCTTGAACATCACCTCCAGTGGCTGGTTCGTCCTGTTCTTGATGGACTTGATGTACTCGTCGTCCGGATCGAACATGTAGTACGCGTCGCTGATGACGACGATGGTGTCCGGCTCGTACGGGCACTGTCTCAGGACGCTCTGAATCGCCTCGTAGAGCATCCCGTGTGGGACTCCGGTCAGCAGCCCGATGATGTCCCGCTCTCCCTCCTTCTTCAGATGCAGGATCGGCTGGATCTCGTCATGGCCTGTCTTCTCGAACATCTCGATGGCCATGGTCGTGTGGTCCAGAGCGCTCTGGACGAGATCGGTCATCGTGCTGCCACCGTCTCTATCCACCTCACCATGAGGCTGCGCAGATGCGGAACCATGCGCACCAGCCCGGGGTTCTGACGAAGCGCCCTCAACTCGTTGAAGTCGTCCTCGCTGATCTCCATGAGCATGGATGCGTGCCGGTCGTGCAGGTCCGGCTCGTCGATCTCGTAGACCGAGTCCCACGACTGGCTGGGCAGGTATCCGTAGGAGACGAGCCCGTCCTCTCTGTAGTAGGTGTCCATGGGATACGCGGCCATCTCGACCGACTCGCAGTCCTTGCCCCAGTCCTCCTCGGGAACGTACTTGAGCTGCTCCCCGATGAACTGCTGCTTGGACTGGATGTGGACCACCATGAGGATGGGCGGGTACTCGGGTCCTTCGGACTCCAAGGCCATCGCCCAGTGCTCCTGGCCGTCGCACAGCTTCCACTGCTCGGGAGTCAGGGAGGCCTTCGCGTTCTCCTTCCCCTGGTGGACGTGCTCCGCCATCTCCTCGAGCGTTTCGAACGTCACTACTTCAACCATCGGTTCCTCCGCACTCGCACTCAGTCGTCCCGTCCGGGTTGACGGCGACGATCCTGCACTCGCATCCCTCCGGAGCCCCGAAGAGCGCGTTGATTTCCTCTCTGCTGTAGGTCTGGCCTACGGTGAGCTCGTTCACAAGCAGCACCTCATAGCGTCGATCTCGCTGCTGGACTTCCATCCGCAGCTGCCGCAGACCCATGTATCGCGGGTAGTAGTCTCCGGCTCTTCCGACGTGTACTCGCCGCACTCGGAGCAGCGCCACACCGTGACCGACGTACAGTCGGACTCGTAGTAGTTGTAGTCGCCGTCGTCGAACAACTGGTCCCCGCCGTAGTGGCGGTAGCAGTCGATCTCCTCCATCATGCCTTCCTCGTCGCACGAGGCGCATGACATGACGGAACTAGATGCTGAATCCTTCTGCTTGAGCTTGTACGCCTTCACTGCTCGCTCCTGACCACAGATAGGTGGCGGCCCGCATGAGCTGATCGCCTATAGCCAACGCTGCCTTCCCCTCGAACGGGAAGAGCAGGAAGAACAGAGCCGCACCGGCCAGAACGACGGCCGATATCTTGTCCGAGAACCTCTGGATCACGGGCTCCTTGATGACGATCTCGCCGTTTGCGGTGACGAGGACGTCCTGCGTCGCCAGGGACTCCGCGGCCTTGGCCACGTTGCGGATGACCCGTGCGAACACATTCTTGATTGCGTCGATGATGCTCATGTCTCCTCCTAGGAGATGTGGATGTTGACGATGGTTCCCGACTTTCCGGGGATGGTTAGTCCCTCAAGGTTGGTTGTTGTTGCCTGCTCGATGCGGCCTGCGATGTAGGCCGCTCCGATGGCGCTGGGAAGGTACGCCGCGAAGGCGTCCACGCCGAGGGTTCCGCCGCTCTCCTCGTTGTCCTTGGCAAAGGCCTCATAAACCAATGCCGCCAGCTCGGACACGACGGTGTAGATCGCCTCCTCGTCGATGTACTCGGGGGTTTCTTTGGTGTTCTCGTAGATGCTCATCGCATCCTGGAGAAGCTGACCGTCCATGCTGTTCCTCTCGGTTGTGGCTGGGCGGGGGCGAGGGAAAGACCCCCGCCCAGCACGCTTCTACTTGGTGAAGGAGAACCCGCAGGAGGACAGGACGTCCACCACGGTCGGACGCACCATCGCGTCGTAGAACTCCGGCACGGTCTGCACCTTGCCAGCAGCCTCCGACTCGCACAGCGAGGTGTACCACTGGCTCTGGCGGGACAGGACCCGGACGCACGCCTTCAGGTCCCCTGTGGTCAGCAGGTAGCCGACCTCGTGGCTGAGGGTGAAGTCGCGGGCGTAGTCAGCCAGCGCAGCGAGGAAGGACGACGACATGCCCTTCACGTCCTCCCACAGGGAGTCGAAGTCGATGTCGTCGCCGATCATCCCGTTGAGCTTGATGCGGGCGAGCCGCTCGAAGCCCTCGCGGTCCAGCGGCTCGAACACCCAGTAGCCGTCGACGCGCCCCGGGCGCGCCATGGCCGAGATCCAGATGTCCGGGTAGTTGGTCGTGAACAGGAAGACGATCTCCTTGCCCTTGACCTCTCCGCCGTCGAACAGGTCCAGCAGCTTCGACCTGGCCTCGAGGCGCTGCTTGGTGGTCAGCCCCTCGGTGTCGGGCATCATCTTCTCCAGGTCCTCGGCGATCACGATGACCGGAGTGAGGATGCTGGAGAAGTTGAGCGCGTCCACGTACTCCGTGTCCGTGCCCGGCTGGATCTGGACAATGGTCCAGCCAGCCTTGAGGCCCTCCATGGCCACGAGCAGAGTGCTCATGGTCTTGCCCGTACCGGCCTCGCCCGCGAAGAGGAACTTGCGGTTGAGGATGCGGTGGTCGATGGCCCGAGCCCGCTCGATGTTGCGGATCGGACCGAAGATGCGGCCCTCGAACTCCTCCAGCATCGTGGAGTTGAGGATCAGCTCCTCCGGGCGCAGCTTGGTCCACGGGTCGATGAACGACACGCGACCGTTCTTGCCCAGCACGAGGTAGCGGTTGGAGTAGACCTTGGCGACCTCCTCCAGCACCATCTCGTAGAACTCGTCGACCTCCTCGGCGAACTGCTTCTTCGCGATGACGATGAAGCGGGCCACCGGACGGGGGTGTCCGTAGAGGTCGCCGTCCGCCTCCGAGCACACCATGATGATGTCCTCGGGCTTGATGTGCGAGCCGTTCGGCGGGTACTCGATGGCACCCTGCGGCACGCTCACCCGGTAGGTGGGAGCGCCGATGATCTCCAGCGTCTGCCTCACCGAGGCCAAGAGCTCAGGCCGATGGGAAGCCCGGACGTGCTTGGGCTGCTCGATCTCGGGGGCGTTGGCCTCCAAGTACGAGGACAGACGATCGACGGGCCACAGCCGCTCGGACTCCAGCTCCGTCTCCGTCACGGTCTCGCCGTCGCGCATCCGGTACTTGAACTGCTGCATGTCGAACGGCTTGGTGACCGGCAGCTGTCCCCGGAACTCGATGCCCTTCGGCTCGTGCCCGAACTTCTTGATGAACGCGTTGCGAACCGCAGCGGCGCCGACGAGGACGTCGATGGGCTGGCCGTTGACGGTCAGCACCGAGTCCTTGCCGTACTCCTCCTGCGCGTCCCACGACCACCGGTTGACCGCGTCCGCGATCTGCGGGGCGTACCGGATATCGCCATAGGCGATGCCGACGTTGAGCGACTCGCGCTCCTCCATGTTTACGGTGGCGTTAGACATTGTTGCGGTTCCTCTCGTTCTGGGCGTATTCGATGCACTCCCCGCAAGCACGCTGCTCGTTGGAGTCGTGGACGTGGACCTCGGTGGCGATTCCACGCTTGCGTGTGGCCTTGAGGCCGAGGACGGGGACAGTGGTGCCCCAGACCTGCTCGTCGTGCTTCTTTGCGATGTCCTTCAACTGCACCCCGGACGGCAGCTTGCCGTCGTCCAGGATGATCTCGGTGTGAAGAACAAGAATGACCGGGTTATTGGCCACTTTCTCCCTCTTTCGGTTGGTTGGTTATGACCAGGCGGACCCGGCCATGCTCGTGCGTCCAGTCCATCTCGCTGACGGACTGGTCTTCGGGGAGTTCGATGTTGAGGTACTCCCCGCGCGCAGTAGAGATTTCGATTCTCACCTCCTCTCCTTCTGCAATCGCTCGGCAGCCTGCTGGGCATCCCAGAGGGTGGCCCAGTCGCCGCTGATGACAGTTCCACGTGAAACGTCGACGATGACGTATCCGAGGATCGGACTCGTATCGCGCAGCTGGAGGACGAGGAAGTCACCGTCGTCTGTGATGGTGACGTCCCCGCCCAGCCAGTCCTTGTTGCGCAAGGTCAGGAACGGCATCAGGCTTCCGCACCTGCCAGCGTGGGGATGCGCGGCGGGTAGGTCTTCTTCTGCTTCGCAGTCGGAGCGTCCTTGGTCCGGTCGTGGACCACGGCGAGCGCCGGTGCGTTCGCAGGGTGCCGGTCGACAGCTGCGTCGACCTCGTTGCGCTCTGCGATCTGCGCCATGTAGACCTGCGAGATGCGGGTGAAGTGGAAGTAGCGGGGCTTCCACAGATTGCCGTAGCCGACCCAGTCGGTCTTGAAGCAGTCGTCACCGCGGACCAGCAGGTAGGGGGTGCGCAGGACGAGCGCGAACAGCTGCACGATCTTGTAGGCCGTGAGCGTGACGATGGTGAGAGCCGCAGCGACGGCGATGATGGCTGCTGCGGTGGTGAGGGCAATCGCGCCGACTACGGCGCCGACTGCCCACAGCACAATGCGTGCCCCCACCACCACCCCGTGTCCGATCCACTTGGGGACGGCCAGGATGAGGCGAGCGGTCTTGCGGATGGAGCCCTCGTCCTCGCGGACGGGAGGCTCGTTGTCGCCGAACAGCGCGACAACGCGGTTCTTCGCAGCCTTGAGATTGGCGTAGAACGCCTTGGCGTACCTCTTGAGCATGGTCTCCTTGGCGGAGTCCACGACGGGATCGGACATGGTCTTTCCTTTCGGGTTGGTTGTTACTTCTTGACGGCGTTGTAGACAACGCCGATAGGGATTGCCACGAGGAACGCGGCAATCAGGAACGGGGCCAGCAGCCCCAGAACGAACACCAGCCAGAACGGGCTGGTGACTATCAGCAGAAAGATCAGATAGCCAAGGAAAGTGGCGCTCTCCCTGCTTCTCATGACGCCTCCTTCACGAGGATGCCTCCGTACAGCGAGGCCTCCCATTTCGGGTAGGGGCCGTACCGGACGTTGAAGTAGTCCACGCCCGGGTACGCCTCCTCGTTTCCCAGCAGCTCGGCTACCGTCCACCCCATTCGGTGGGCGGCGTCCGCTGCGTTGTCGACGTCGCCGAGGTACTCCTCGTTGTACGAGATCATCTCGGCGACGTAGTCGACCCTGTCGGAGCCTGTAGTGCCGCAGTACCGATGGTGGAAGTAGTCGTCGCTGTTGTCGCCGTTGTGGAACTCCTCGTCCCCGCAGTCGACCAGCTCGAACGGGTCCCAGATGACGTCGCAGGACACGATGACGACGTCCCACGGATCGACACCGTCCTCCATCTTCGGCTCCAGCCACCCCCAGATGAGCTCCCTTGCCTCCCAGGGCGTGGGGCCGTGGGCGAGGAAGGAGATCTCCGGCTCGGGCTCGGACGGGTACTTCTCCGTCTTGTTCTTCAGCCGGGTCGCCTCCACCACCCACGAAGGGGTGTAGGAGACGATGGCGAAGGTATCTCTCAGGTACACCTCACTCCTTCTCCTTCTCGACGTCGTCCAGATAGAAGAAGACGACGGCGGTCCCGAGGCTGATCATCGTGAGCCATGCCAGAGCGGTTGCGATGTAGTCCATCACTCCTCCTCGTCCTCATGAGCCCACTCGGTGAGCAGCTCCCTTGCCTGCTCCTGCATGGCGGACGCCACGAGGATGCTCTCCTGCTGCTCGAAGCAGCTCTGGTGGTGGCAGTACGCACGCTCGGCGTGCCACGCCTCGTAGCCGCACACGCTCGAAGCGGTCTCCCAAGGCTCGCGGTCCTCAAGGAACGCCGCTGCGTCGTCGAGCTCCACAGCGACCTCCTCCAGAGAGCCGACGATCACCGACCACTTGAACTGGCCGAGGCGCTCGTCGATGTACCCGTCGTCACGCTGGACGCAGGCGGTGGAGATGCTCCTGGCGGCGTCGCGGAGCATCCGTGCGACATCGAAGGTCTCGCGGTCGTAGCGGCTCATGCCGACACCTTCCGCTCGAGCTCGGCCTTGGCCGCCTGGTACTGCTCCCAGCCGGTGCCCTTGGGAGGGCGGACGATGTCCGGGGTCAGTCCCCAGTCGG